ATACTGTGCTTTAAGCATTGGCACACGGTCAATTGCATTGGGCAACTTAATAGCTAACATGTATGCCAGCCCAGAAACAATGGCGTTCTGGAACCTAAAAGGAATTCCTTCTACATTAGCACCATTACCTGCATCTGGCATTCTTACTAGCCGCCAGTAAACAAAGTAATAATAAGGAGCTGCTAAGGTCCCCTGACTAGGCGCAGGCCAGATATTGATCTGTGGATTCTGTTGCTCAGCTCCAAGCAAATTTGTGGTCTGCCCAGATCTGCGGTTTATCCACACCTGGATAGGGCGGCCTTGCGTTAGCTTATTAGGAATAGTGGCGTATGTAGATACACTAATCCTATTAATATTCAAATCTGTCTGGTTGTTCATAATTCCAGGATTAGTCCTGATTACATGCTCAACCAAATCTATAGTGTTATCTGGGAGGTCATATACATATACGCCCTGCTCCAATGGGATTGTTCCCTGCTCTATAGTCCACAGGTTTATCCCACGATTAGCCCACTCAGTTAGCAAGAAGTTAAGACTTCTCCTAGCTGTTCTAAAGTCATATCCACTACGCAGCTCAAGGCCGCATCTCTCAAAGGCTTCTTCTATAAGCTCATTGAGGGCTGGATTGAATGTTGATGTGGCTACTGTATATGGCATTTAACATTTCCATTTTTTTAGACTTTTGTTAATGCGGCTATCTGGATCATTTGCCGTCTTAGCAGAAGTTAGCTTCTTCTTCATTCCTGACATCCTAGCGCAGAATGACTTCTTACGGCTACCGCCTTCTGGCTGCGGGGCCTTTAGCCCTGGCTTTCCTGGGTTAGCCTTATTGTAAGAGGCCCTACCCTTAGCGTTTAAGCCGCCACTCTCAGACTTGCCTTCCTTGCGCTGCCACGCTTCAGTCTTAGCCATTATCTGTACCTTGCTGTTTTCTTTGCAATAGTCTTGGGCTGTGCTACAAACTGCTTACCTGCTGCCTTGCCTGCACGTTTTGCACGGGTAGTAGCTGCATACTCTGCTGGGCTTAAAGCCTTTATTGCTGCTTCTGGTAAATAACGCTCTCCTGTTTTAGAGGAGGGCTTCCCTGACTTGGTGCTCCATTTCTGATCACCCCAATCTTTCAGTGATTTCTGTGGGGCTTTCAATCTTTATAGCCTCCACCTGCAGCCTTATATTTCTTGGCTACAAGTTGAGCCTTTCTAGCTGACCATTCCCCAGCGCCAGTACCCTGAGTTGCAGCTGCTTTTACCTGAGCCACAATCTTCTTGCGTAGAGTAGGCTTTGTGTAATTACCGGCAGCATTAACTTTGGTTTTAGCCATTACTTACCCATCTTCTCGCCAGAACCTGATGCTATGCGCTTACGCTTAGCATGCATGTTAGCAAATAACCCAACCCTGCCGCCCTTCTTATAGAGCGTAACAGGCAAGTTTCCATCACGCTTCTTGATCTTCTTGATCTTAGCAGGGCTGATATCACCCATGCCGCGTGAGGCCATCATATGATACGTCCACCACTCTTCATTTTTTTACTACCAGTCATCTTGATTTGAGCGGCTTGGGTACGACCTTTCTTCTGGATTGTGTGCTCACCATGAGGCTTATTCCCACCAGATACTACCTTGCCCATTTTAGATGCGCGAACAACTCCACCTTCCTTATAAGCTTTGTTCACTGCTGGCTGACCTGGAACCATTGCAGCCATCTTATCACTTATTGGAATACGGCGTGATGATGTGGGGCGGTTAATTGGTATCTTAATCTTTACAAGAGTCTTTCCACCTAATCTCATTCCCTTGGGCTCAGCTGCCTCAGCCTTAGCATAAGCCTGAGGAGACATCTTGCCAGAGCGCAGCTTGTTACCAATCTGCATAGCATTCTCTTCTTTATGCCCTTCAGACTTCTCACCCCTTGCAAACTGAGCAGGCGTTAGGCGCTTCTTAGCAACAGCCTTACCTTCAGCTAACTCTTCTTTAAATGTCTCTTTGCCTTTGAATAGTTTACTAGCCATCTCACCACCTCTATTTGCTCTACGGGCTTCGCTAAGTGCTATAGCTATTCCCTGTTTAGGGTTAGTCACCTTCTGCCCTGATGAGGACTTCAGTGACCCAGTTTTAAACTCATGCATTACTACACCAACTTTAGACTTCTTCAAATTATTTTCCCGCGTGTCTTACCCTTCCTAGCAATGCCATCACCCCTGCTAGATGCTGAACCGCCTTTAGCCATCTTAACAGGTGCAGTAGCTGGCGCTCTAGACACAGCAGCTTGAATAATATTCCGAATACTTTGCTTAGGTGGGGTGAAAGGCATAGGCTTAGGCGGCAATACTGGAGCCTTAGCTGCTGCTGCCGCCTTAGCTGCTGCTGCTACCTTAGCTGCTGCATCCTGCTGTGCTTTTAATTTGGCTGCTTCCGCTGCCTTAGCTGCTGCCGCTTGCTGCGCCTTAGCTGCTGCCGCTTGCTGCGCCTTAGCTGCTGCCGCTTGCTGCGCCTTAGCTGCTGCCGCTTGCTGCGCCTTAGCTGCTGCCGCTTTGGCTGCCGCTTCCTGTGCCGCACGTTGTATAGCGCCAAACATGCCTCCAGGATTAATACCCCCCTTTACACCACCTTTCAGTGCATCCAATGCAGGCCCCTTTGTTGGTAGCTTTGACATTAAAGTTGAAAACATGCTCATTATACAATCCTCCCTTTAGTTTTACCGCGCTGAGCGATACCATCACCGCGCCTAGATGCTACAGAAACTTTAGGTGCTGATACTTTACCACCTTTAGCCATCTTAACAATCCCACCTTTAGCCATTCTGATTACACCACCTCTAGCTTTTGATGCATTGTTTCCAAGAGCGGCAAGTCCTGCACCACCTGTTGTATTTGCCTGAGCACCCAATGATGGAGCTGCTTGAGATCCACCACCCCATGCAGGAGCAGATGACTGCTGAGTAAGGTTAGAACCCTGAGGCTGTTGTGATCCACCGCCCCGTTGTTGCTGAGCGTAAGGCTGCTGTGATCCACCTTGCGTACTATTTGGAGGCTGTCTCAACCCATCTGCAGCCCCCTGCCTCATCCATGATGGATCTTGTTGAGGCATATCATTGCCCTGACCTGGATAAGGGCGCAAAGCTGGCATAGATTGCTGAGAGGTGTCGGAGAGCCGCCGCTGAGCCCCGGCACTTTGCTGCGGAGCCATTTCCTGCATTGGTGCCCGCAACTGCTGCGTAGGATTCAGCGCTTGCTTAGGTGCGATTGGGGCTGGAGCTGCCTTAACAGGTGCCTTAACAGGAGTAGGTGCAGCCTTAACAGGAGCAGGTGCAGCCTTAACAGGTGCTTTAACAGGAACAGGTGCAGCCTTAACAGGGGCTGGAGCTGCCTTAACAGGTGCTTTAGCTACTGGTTTTGGTTTAGCCATTATACAAATCTCCCTTTAGTCTTGCCTTTTTGAGCAATTCCATCTGCCCTCTTAGATGCTTGGCTGCGCTTAACCTTGCCACCCTTCTTCCATGAAGGACCGCCCAGTGGACCACCTGCTACAGGAGGGCGTGGAGCTTGTGGGGCTCCAGTAGCTTGTGGAGCTTGTGCCTGCATGTATGGGTTAATCTTAGGCGCATTCTGATAAGCAGCTGCCTTAGCTGCATTATTAGTATCCATGTAGTTTCTATATCTAGCTGCATTATTAATCATTATTTCATCCCCGCCCTAGTTTTGCCTCTAATAGCAGCTCCATCACCGCGCCTAGATGCCATAGTAACTCCACCACGCTTCATTCCATACAGATCATTTACGTTGCCAAAATCAGAGTCATCAGCACTAAACATCTTCAATCTTTTTCTTTTTGGGGCGGCTGCAGCATTTGCATACATAGCTATAGGTGTAGCTATCTTTGGTACATTTATTTCAGATCTGCGAATACTCCTAGATGCCCTATCCCCTGAAGATGTGTGGATTGCCTTAAATTTACTTCTAGATTTTAAATTTGCCGACCCACTCTCAGATATTTTTACCCTTTTATCTGCTTCGTACTTTTCCTTATCTGCTTCGTACTTTTCCTTAGCCGCCTTATTTGCAGCCTCAATCTTTTCATTTTCTTTTTTTATGGCTGCCTGCTTAGCAGCCCATGCCTCACATGACATCTTGTAAGCAGTCTGACAATTAAACTGCCTTACCTCTTCTCTCTTAGCCGCCTCACAGGCAGAATTACAGCCTGTAACAAGACTCGTAAACCAGCCCATTACACCATCCGTCCTTTAGTCTTGCCGCGCTGAGCTATTCCATCTCCTCTGCGTGAGGCTGATGACCTTACAGATCCACCCTTAGCCATCTTAACAGTGCCGCCCTTAGCTTTCTTCATGCCAGCATTTTCTTTGGCTCTGATCTTTGCATCTTCAGCATTTTGCAGTGATTCGCGCTCTCCAGTAGATAGCTCCCTGCGGTACTTACCACCCTCTATATCTTTGCGCTTGCTAATGGAATCACCCATTAAGCTAAATGCCTCACTATTATCACCCTTATCCATAGCTGCTCTACGCTTATCTATAGCTAGATCACGCATTGTTTCTTTGTAATCACGCCTTCCAAGCGGAGCTGTATCTGAAGCCTTGTCCAGCTTAGCCATTTCTGTTTTCAGCATACTATTACCAACCTTGCCACCCTTATTCATCTGGGTAGGCTGTGGGGCTGCTAAAGGCTGCATAGGCTGTGATGCTGGCTGGATATTGCCATTAGGTGTAGTAGTAGCTGGCTTTTGCTCATTGCCATAGAAAGGATATGTAGGGGGAGTTGGATATCCCGTATCTCCACCATCTGCCATTTTCTTAGTTTTCATGATTTATCCGTAAAATACACTGCAAGTAACAGAAGCACCTACGCCAACAAAAAGTCCATTTGGGCAAAGAATACCTTCACCTGGAATTTTAACAGGTAAGCCAACCGTAGTGAACGTATCAATCTCAACATGTATGTCAGGGTACATATTCACGCTACCTGATGTAGTTGCATTGGGTATTGCTGTGAATGAAAATGAATTTGCGTTGATATAAGTAATGTTATACATACCAGCGCGAGTTGTGCCTGTCAGTATTTCTATAAACACCCGCTGCCCATTAATCAGCCCATGCGCCGTCATAGTTACAGTTACAGTACCTACTGATTGGCTATATGTACCTGACTTCTTGGTAGATGGATTACACACCGCCATATTTCTAGCTGATACCGTACCAGATGTAACAGTAAGCCCTTTAAGGCGCGTTCTGTTAGATGTAATCAATGCACCTGGGCCAGTAGCGTAGCCTGCTGTTACATCAGTTTGCATACCCATGACTTATCCGTAGAAAATAGTGGTTGACACTGTTGTAGACGGGAGAAATACATAAACTCCATTTGTTGCTATTACACCCTCACCGGGGATTAACGTATAAAACGCTGTTGCTGTAAAGCAATCAATCTCAATCAAAATATCAGTGTATATGCTTACATTTCCACTTGTAGTTAACACTGCAGTAGTTACAGTAAATGTATCTGCTGTTGGTGTTGTCTTAACTAAATAAGTATCAGGTACTGCGGAGCCAGAAGTGAAGTTTAAAACAACACGACTTTGGCCTGCGGTCAAGCCGTGATTAACCAAGGTCACTGTACATACAGTAGTACCCGGAATGTTGTATGTCCCCGTCTTCAGATTGTTATCGCAAAGTGATACGTTTAGCGCACTTGAACTTGTTGGGGAAACTATGACCCCCTTCAAACGGGTCCTATACGGCACAGCCACACCAGTAGCCGTATTGTGATATGACAGTACGTCATACTGCATCATAACTGCTCTCCTAAATGTAGGGTAAGACTACGCCGGTTTAGATGCCTCAAGTCCGCTAATCTTTGCTATTAACTCAGCATTTTCTTTAGCAAGTTTGGCGGCATGTCCCATTGCAAAGTCTCTTTGGGATTCCAGAAGCGCCACAATTGTAGCAACTTCCGGATCTTCATGAGTCAACATTAGACAGTAACAGCTTGCCAGTTGCCAGAAGCATCAGATACAAACAATAGTCCATCAGTAGAATCAATACCTAACGAACCCTTGCCTACACCAGAAGCAGCACCATCAACAAAATTACCTACCTTGATGACAACAGGATCACCGGCAGCATCATCAGCCAAGCGAATCTCAGCCTCTTTGTAGGCTTTAATAGAACCGCCACCACCAACTGGGTCTTGCATCTTCAAGTCCAGACCGTATGTAAAGCCGGAACCTGCTGTGCTGTTGGTCATTGCAATACCGAAGCCTGCGCGGGCAGAAGACTCTCCACCATCGCCATCAATAAAAGCCATAACTGCGGCATCAGCGGTATCAGTAGAGTCACCAACAACGCCCATCACACCGACTTTAGGG